GCACCCGCTGGGTACAAGCATCGTTGGATTAGAACTCATTTAAGAGGTGAGGATGATAAAACAAATATGCACTCAAGACTTCGGGAAGGCTGGGAACCAGTAAGAGCGGATGAATATCCCGATGCTGGAGATATGTTTCCAACTATTGAAGAGGGTAAGAATGCAGGGGTAATTGGTGTAGGTGGTTTAATGCTTGCACGAATACCAGAAGAAACGGTAGCAGAAAGAACTGAATATTATCGGGACCAGACCCGCAACCAGATGAAAGCCGTGGATGAAAACCTAATGAGGGAACAGCATCCCTCAATGCCGATTCATAATGATAGGCAAAGTCGTGTATCTTTCGGTGGGAAAGCAAAACCTACCGAGTAACTATAATGAAGTAAAAAGGAGCTAAAAAATGGCAAATGCAAATGTCAAATTTGGGATGAAGCCTATTAGTGTTATTGGTGGTGGCATCAATTCGACTAATCAGTACTTTATCAAAAGCGATGCTTCAGCGATTTTTCAGGGTTCTCCAGTTGAAGTCGAGTTGACAGGTGGAACCGCAGCAATCATAACAAGTGCAGGAGGAGATCAAAAACAACTCCTTGGTGTATTTGCTGGTTGTGAATACGTTGATGCAAGTACAGGAAAACTAACATTTAAGAATCAATGGGGTGGAGATGGCACAGCCAACACTAACTTTGATATTAAATGTTTTATTTACGATAATCCGATGCAGAAATATATTATTGCATCAGATGGTACGAATACTAGTAGAGCTACAGCAAAGGTAGATATATTTAAAACAGCAATATTGGCAACTGCCACTGCTGGAAATTCCACAACTGGTATTTCAAGTGCTATGATAGATATATCTTCAGCAGAAGCATCTGATGCCTCCAATCCACTAATGATTGTAGGTCTTCATGAAGATGTGACTAACGCTGATCACTCTGCCGCTGGTATTTCGTATATCGTTAAAATCAACAATCATGTGTTTGCTAGTTCTTCTGGTGACGCTGATGCTGCTATATCATAAGGAGTAATTAACTATGGCAATTTCAAGAGCACAACTTGCTAAAGAATTAGAGCCTGGCTTAAACGCTCTCTTTGGTATGGAATACGACAGATATGAAGGTCAGCATTCTGAAATCTTCGACACCGAGTCATCTGACAGAGCGTTTGAAGAAGAAGTAATGTTGAGTGGATTTGGTGCAGCCCCTACTAAGTCAGAGGGTAATGCAGTAACATTTGACGATGCAAACGAGGCTTATACTGCAAGGTATAACCATGAGACAGTTGCAATGGCATTCTCAATAACAGAAGAAGCCGTAGAGGATAACCTTTATGACAAAATCTCTTCACGTTATACGAGAGCACTTGCTAGATCTATGGCACATACTAAGCAAGTAAAAGCAGCGGGAGTGTTAAATAATGCATTCGACACAACTGTACTTGGTGGTGACGGAAAAGCATTATGTGTAACAGATCACCCATTAACAAATGGTGGTACGTTAGACAATGTTTCAGCAGCCGATCTTAACGAAACATCTTTGGAAGATGCATTAATCAGTATTGCAGGTTTTACTGATGAGCGTGGATTAATTATTGCTTTAAGAGGCATGAAGTTAATTATACCTCGTCAACTACAATTTGTGGCTGAAAGATTAATGGCTTCTAACCTTAGACCAGGAACAGCAGACAACGATGTCAACGCACATCAATCAATGGGTATGTTACCAAATGGTTATGTGGTCAATGATTTCTTGACAGACACGGATGCTTTCTTCATTAAGACAGACGCACCAAATGGCTTAAAGCATTTTGAAAGAATGTCTTTATCAACAGCTATGGATCCAGACTTTGAGACAGGAAACATGAGATATAAAGCAAGAGAAAGATATTCTTTTGGTTTCTCTGATCCTCGTGCCATGTTTGGTTCACCAGGAGCGTAAGCTTTAAAAACTTTAATTAAAAAAAGGGCAGTTACATACTGCCCTTTTTTGTGTATAATAAACTTAACCTAACAGTTACATAATGTAACTGACCCAGCCAAGATAGGAGATTTACATGGCTAATACAACTTTTAAAGGCACCGTCCGAGCTGAAGGTGGAGTGTCTGTTATTACGACTTCCGCTGTCACAGGTGCGGAGACAACTCATACTTCAATATCTGCAACAACAGGAAACACTTCAATCGGTGGTACTCTTGCTGTTACTGGTGCAACCTCAATAGGTGGTGCTTTAACAAGAATAACACCAGAGAACATTATAGATTGGGATTACATATCATGTCCAACTCCTATTGTTTCAACTCTCACAGGAGCAGGTGGAGCAGACGGAGTAATGGCAGACGGTGAATTATTCAGTATGCTTTTCCCCGGAAAAAACGGTCAAGTAACACAGGTTCAAGGTAGCATGATTGCCGCTCATACAGTTGCTGCAAGTGGTTTTATGGTAGAAGGCACTATTCCAGCCGTTGATACAAATGGTACAGCAGCAGGTTTAAACCTACAAGGTGATGCTGCAACAGCAGACAACACAGGTATGGAACTTATCTTTGGTGGAACACAGCATGGTGGTGGTGCTTCATGTACTATTGGAACACATGGAATGGTTTTTGATGCAACATTTAACAGTGTTGACTTTACTGACCAAGATTGTGTTGCAATCGGATTTAGAAAAGCAGAAGAGTTTCAAACAGGACACCAAGCTATCATAGCAGCAGCATCAGGTGATGCTGTTTATACAGACTATGTAGCTTTTGGCGTATTGTCACCCGATGATGTTCAAATATCAACTAGACTTAATGATGGCACAACAGCACATGTTGACTCAACTCAAGCAACGGCAGCAAGTGGTAATCACAGATTCCAAGTTACTGTAAGCTCTGCTGGTGTTGTAACATTCGCTCATATTGGTGCTGCTGTTATGAGTGCAGGTACGTTAGCTGCACCAAGCACAACAAAAGCATTTACTTTTGATGACGGTGATGTGGTAGTTCCTTATTTAAGTATTTTAAGTACAAATGCAGATTCTGCAATACACTTAAAAGCTATTAAGATAACTCGTACACCTGGAATTAGTTACACAGACTAATACCTAACTATATAGTGGGGGTTAATTACCCCCACACTTTTATAAGGAGAATAATATGGGAATGTCAGGTGGTAAGTCAGACGTAAAACCAGCTTTTATAAGTGATGAAGTTGCTGCAGATGATAACTTTATTGTTACAGCAGCAAGACCAGATACAACAGCAACATTAGCAAATTCTGCATTTGCTTCTGGGGGTGCTAGAATTTTATCAGTAAAAACTTCTGGTACTGGCGATAATGCTAAAACAAACACTATTGTTGGAACGGATGTTTTTGATAATGCTTTAACAGAAGTAATTGTTTCTACTGGTTCTGCTGAAGCTGTTGATGGTACTAAATTTTTTAAAACAGTTACTTCAATTACAAGTTCTGCTAAATTCGCAGCTAATATAGAAATAGGTTCTATTGCTTCTGCTGCACAAGCCGTTGGTGGTGGCATTAGAGTTCGTCTAAAAGGATTCTCAATTGTATCTGGTGGCACTACTGGAACTGTTGAATTTATTGATGGAACTCCAGAATCAGGAACAGTATTGTTTAAAGCAAGAACAATAGGAACTGATAATACAACGCTTGATAGAACTATACCTCAAAATGGTGTTTTATTTGAGAGTGGTTTAAGTATTAGATACACTGTTGGCACAGTAGATATGATGACGTTCTTCTTCGCATAGAGGTAGAGATGGCTGAGAAAAAGAAAAAAGGCACTATGAAAGGTCACACCATAGGTGGTGGACAAAAAAGACCTACGAAGTCTGGTGCTGGCATGACTGCAAAGGGTGTCGCTAAATATCGTAAAGACAATCCTGGCAGTAAATTAAAAACAGCAGTAACTGGTAAAGTTAAGGCTGGTAGCAAGGCATCAAAAAGACGTAAGTCTTATTGTGCAAGAAGTGCAGGACAAATGAAGAAGTTCCCTAAAGCCGCTAAAGATCCAAATAGTCGTTTACGACAAGCTAGAAAAAGGTGGAAATGCTAATGACTGCAAAAGAAGTGTTAAAATTATTAGAAAAGCATGAGGAATCTTGTGACAAAAGATACTCTGATATTCAAGATCACCTAAAAAGACTAGACAACAGACTTTGGATGATAGTTACTTTAATTGTAGTAGCGTCTGGATTGGAGCAGTTAATATAATGGCTATGGGTAGATCTCAAATGAGTATGCAAATATCTAAGCCTCCTTCAAAGAAAAAGAAGATAAAGAAAATAAAGACAGTAGTAAAGGTAAAAAAGAATGCCAAAAGACGCTTGTTACAAAAAAGTTAAAGCAAGATACAGAGTTTTCCCTTCTGCGTATGCTAGTGGAGCTATTGCAAAATGTAGAAAAGTTGGAGCTGCTAACTATGGAAATGCAAAAAAGAAAGCTGAAGGTGGTGTTGTTGAGATGAAAAAAGGAGGTTCTGTTGCAAGAGGCAAAAGAAAAAGAACATCTAAAAATCCAAAGATAGCCAGAGGATGTGGCATAGTTATGGAAAACAGACGTAAAGTTACAAAGTATAGATAATGGCAGTTCGTAAAACACAAAAAGGTCTGGCTTTAAAAAGATGGTTTAAGGAAGGCTGGAAAGATGTTAAAACTGGTAAAGCGTGTGGTCGTCAAAAAGGTGAGAAAAGAGGCACTCCTTATTGTCGCCCAAGCAAAAGAGTTTCTTCAAAAACTCCAAAAACTAGTTCAGAGATGACATCAGCAGAAAAAAGAAGTAGAATAAGTCAGAAGAATAAAATAGGACAACCCGCAGGTAAACCAAGAAGAGTTAAATCTCTTAGGAGAAAAAAGAAATGACAACTTCTAGCTCAACAAACTTTGAACTTGACGTAGCTGATTATATTGAAGAAGCCTTTGAGAGATGTGGGTTAGAAGTTCGTACTGGATATGATCTTCAAACGGCTAGAAGGTCTTTAAACATTATGTTAGCAGAATGGGCTAACAGAGGTTTAAACCAATGGACTATTTCACAAAGAACCCAAGCTCTAACTGCAAATGATGCAGAGTATTCTTTAGGTACAGATGTAATTGATATACTTTCTGCTGTTGTCCACAGAGGCACTACAGATTTTAGTATGTCAAGAATAAGTAGAGATGCTTATTTGTCTACTCCAAGTAAGACCACAACTGGAAGACCAACTCAGTTTTTTCTTGATAGGCAAATTACACCAAATTTAAAAATATGGCCAACACCAGAAAATAGTACAGATACGATTGTATATGATGCTTTAACAAGAATACAAGATGCAGATTCTGCTATAAACACAATGGAAATACCATTTAGATTTTATCCTTGCCTAACTGCTGGTCTTGCCTACTATATAGCTATGAAAAAAGCTCCTGATAGAATACAATTATTAAAAAGCGTTTATGAAGAAGAATTTGAAAGAGCTATAGGAGAAGATAGAGACAGATCTTCTTTTACTGTAACACCTCAATTAAGTTTTTATAAGGTAGGATAATGGGAGCTTTTGCATCTGGTAAACACGCTTATGGATTATCAGATAGATCTGGATTTAGATACAGATTAAAAGATATGCGTAAGGAATGGACAGGATTATTAGTAGGCAAAGATGAGTATGAAGAGAAGCATCCTCAATTAACTCCTCCAAAAGTTTCAACTGATCCAGAGGCTATTAGGAACGCTAGACCAGACAATGATGATGATTTTACTGTTTTTGTTGTTTATACTAATGTAGGTTTAGGTTTAATTGGAACTAAAATAGAAACTTTTGAAGCTACTGCAAGTTTAGGTAGCGTAAC